GCTAGTAACTGAGGTACCTCAAAAAATTATTGAATTGAAAGATTCAGTAGTTCAGAAAGTAATTGATCTAAAAGACGGATTTATTAATAAAATTATTGAGTTAAAAGATAGTGTCGTTAATAAATTCATTGAAATAAAAGATAATATTGTTGATACAGTAAGCTCTATTGATTTAACAGAGATAGCTAAAAACATTATGGACGGCCTTGTAAAAGGTATCACCGATAAAATAAACGCTGTTAAAGATGCCGTTGGTAAAGTCACAGACGGTATCAAAGGTTGGTTCAAAGAGAAACTTGATATTCATTCTCCTTCACGAGTAATGGCTAAAATATCTCAATGGATTCCAATTGGTGTTGCTAAAGGTATTTCAGATAAAGCTGGAACTGTTAAAAATGCTGTGCAAAATATGGGAAGTGTTGTTTCTAAAACATTTGAAACAGCTCAAACAGTTGTTAATGTTGCTGAGCCAATTATTAATAATCAAACTCAAACTCCTGACGTTCAAACGGACATGAATTTAGGAACGCAGTTTACTGATGTTCTCTCAAATGATATCCCTGATGTGTTTAACGTTGGTAGTGAGTTAGGTTCTGCAGTATCAGATGGTATTGATTCAACAGCCATTGAAATGAACCAATCTGGTAACGACTTAATGACAATGCTTAACACAGTCTTATCTAAATATTTTCCTCAAATGTCTCAAACTGGTAAATCTTTATTACAAAACGTAATAAATGGTTTTAGCAGTTTATTTGTATTAGCTCAAGGTCGTGCATTTAGTATTGGTCAATTGATGGTAGCGAATGTTAATAAGCATCAAACTAATATGCGTAACGCAGGATTAAGTTTGATGAATTCTTTAGCAACAGGTATCAAAAATGGACAAGGAGTTATTCAAACAGCTATCAGAAATATAAACGGAGAAATGTTAAACGGAATTAGCAAAGGTATCAACGGATTGCTAACTGGCGTTAATTTTGTTTTAAGCGAAGTCGGCTCAGATAGAAAACTTCCTTCCTGGAAGATTCCTGCTTATGCCAAAGGAACAGATGGACATCCGTTTAACGGTCCAGCTCTAGTAAATGATGCTAGAGATTTAAACTGGCAAGAAGCTTATCAAACACCTGACGGACGTGTCGGTTTATTCCCACGTATCAAGAATTTGATAGCTAACTTACCTAAAGGGACTAAAGTTATGAGTGGTCGAACTGTTGCGAAAATGAACGGTTTACCTGCTTATAAAGATGGAATCGGAGATTTTGATATCGTTGATTTATTAGACGGTCCAGATGCATTTAGGAACTTTATTGATAAGCGTGTTAATTTTGATGGAGTCAAAGAACCTTGGTTAAATATGAGTAAATCAGCAACTAAGTTAATGACTGGTGAAGCGTTTGGCTTAGTTAAGTCTGAAATGGACAAATTCTTTAGTCATGGAACGTTTGATGGTGCAATGAACGCTAATAACGTTTATCAATATCTTGTTGATGTGGCTCAAAAATTAATGGGCAAATTCCCTGGTTTAACTGTTACTTCTGGTTATCGTCCAGGCGACCCGTATTATCATGGTAAACATCAAGCACTAGATTTAGCTTATCCAGGAGTTATTGGCGATTCTAGGTATAAAACAATTGCAGATTACGCCTTTAACAAATTCCCTAAACAAATCGGATATGTTATCACGCTTGGTAAAGTCCGAGACCGATTGGGGTTATCCGGAACTGGTTCATCTGGTTCGTGGGTAAACTGGCCAGACAATGACCACTTCGACCATATACATTTAAACGGTGCTATGGGTTCAGGTGATATCTTTACTGGTAGTGGAGACACTGGCGGTATGAGTGGCGTTGAACGTTGGAGAAGTCTAGCTATTAAAGCGTTAAAAATGGAAGGGCAATATTCAGCTTCCAACTTAAACGCAATGATGAATCAAATGCGTACTGAATCGGGTGGTAATCCTAGAGCTATCAATAATTGGGATATCAATGCTATTAATGGAGACCCTTCAAAAGGACTGCTCCAAGTGATTGGTTCAACCTTTAGAGCTCACGCTAGGGCGCCATTCAATAAAGATATCTATGATCCATTATCCAATATGCTTGCTTCTATTCGTTATGCTGTAAGTCGCTACGGTAGTTTAACAGCTGCTTATCGTGGTGTTGGCTATGAAAACGGCGGTTTAATCACTAAAGACGGTTTATATCGAGCTGGAGAAGGAAATAAAGCAGAAATGGTTATCCCGTTAACAAAACCTAAGCGCGCAATGGAACTTATCATGCAGTCATTGAAATACATGGGAATGAGTGGAATGGAGTTTATTTCGAATATTCCTAATGTTGCTAGTAACTTGATGACAAACATGAGTGACAAGTTAAATAGTGTTAAGAGTTTCTCTTTAGACAATCTATTTGATTCAGTCGCAGAACAGTTAGGAACATTAACGATTAATGTGTTAGGTGGTAGCAATTCAGATAGTTCAAATACTGATTTATCTGAAATCATTTCTTTATTACGTCAAATTGCTGCAGGCGTTGGAAACGGTACTGTTGTAGTTAATATGGACGGTAAGCGTGTGAGTCGTCAAACAGCACCACACACCGATAATGAATTAGCAAGAAGAGGAAGATTAGAAGAAAGGGGAGTGCTGAATTAATGTATTATGGAATTTCGTTTGATAATATACATAGTTTTAACGACTTAGGTTTAACAATTGTTGAGAAAAAAATTGGCAATCCTAAGAAGATAAAGCATAAGAAACGCGTTCCCTTTTCTAATATTGACCTTGATTTCTCAAAATTGTACGGTGATCAAGAATATGAAAGTCGCGAATTATCATATACGTTTAACGTTTTTGATAAAAAAACGCATAACAAAGTTGATATGAACACCTTAAAAATAAAAGCTTTGAACTCGTTTGTCCCAGTGGATGAACGAGTTCCTTTGTTTGACGATGCTATTCCTGGATATCATTTCTTAGCTGAGGTAGTCGATGAACCAGATTTCGAAGAAAGAAACGGAAAAGGTTTAATGACTGTGACGTTCGATGCTTACTCATTTAAGATTTCAAACGAGGCAGAAGGCAACGATATTTGGGATATCTTTAATTTTGAATTAGATATCGCTCAGATTACTAAGTATGACATCAGAGGTCAACAACAAGTCACTATGTTTAACGTTGGAGCAACTTCTTGTTATCCGAAAATCATAGCAAGCTCTAACATGACTATTCAGATAGAGAATACGGTGTATGAAATTATACAAGGAACAACAGAAACGAAGAAGTTTAACATCAAAAAAGGTGAGAATAAAATGCTTATCAAGGGTAACGGAACAATCGAATTCTTTTGGTATAAGGAGGTTATTTAATGTATTTAGTTGAATTAAGAGAAACACCAAATTCAGAGCCAATCATGATACATTCGCCTCTATTAAACGATATCAAAGTAGAAAGTAATAGTTTGAAACGTGGTATTAACGCGATTCATTCTTTCACTTTTACTATTTATCCTAATAATCCAGGGTTCGGTTTAATTAAACCTTTAATTTCTTTAATTGATGTAACTGATACGTTGAACAATAAAAAAGTGTTTGAAGGTAGAGTTTTAGAGCCTATCGAAGAATTTTCAGAAGATGAAACATTTGCTTTTACTTATTTATGTGAGTCACAAGAGGGATTTCTTCAAGATAGCATTCAAAGTTTTAAGAAAATAAAAGGGACTTCAAGATTGATACTTGAGCATATTATCAGCGTTCACAACAAACAAGTAGAAAAGTACAAACAATTCACTGTTGGGAAAATAGATGTTGAAAATAAGCTACCTGATACGTTTTACTATATGGATGATTCGTCTACTACTTGGGAAACGATTCAAGAGAAACTACTTGATCGTGATGCGTTAGGTGGCGAAATTCAAATACGCGTTGAAAATGGTGTGAAGTATATTGACTGGCTTAAAAAAATTGGTAAGAAATCAACAACAGATATCGAATTAACAAAAAATCTTATGTCAATGTCAAAAGAAATCAATCCAGCGGAAGTCATGACACGTATTTTTCCTAGAGGAGAAAGGCAAGAAGCTACAGAAGAAAATCAGAATGATGCTTCCCAGCCGAGATTGACAATTGCTAGTGTGAATAATGGTATTGAGTATTTAGATGCTACACAAGAGTATATTAATTTATTTGGCATACAAGGAAAAGCGGTCAATTACGATGATATTACAAAAGCTGATAGGTTACTTAGTCAAGCTAAAAAAGATATTTCGAATCCTATTGTTGCTTCTGGTGTGTTTAAAATCAAAGCGTTGGACCTATCATTGATTGGTTTAGATATCGAAACTTATCAAGAAGGTAACATTCATCATGTTTTTAATCCCCCGATGGCGATTGACGAAGAATTAAGAATTGTAGGGGTTAACTTTAATATTAATGCTCCTGAAGAATCGGATTTAGATTTTGGAGATGTACAGATGACATTAAGTAAGTATCAAGCACAATTAAAAAAAGACAGAAAACGTCTTTTAGAAATTAAAGCTGATATGGAGAAGCAATCAAAAGAAATCGTAAAAGTTAAAGAACAAGTAACTGAAGCTGAGAAAGTTATTGAAGAAACGAAACAAGAAGTTATTAATCTTGGTGATAGTGTAGCTTCAAGCAAAGAAGAGTTTAATACTGCTGTTACTAATATTAATGAGAAATTAGATGGAATTAGTGCTTCTATTACTGATAAAGAGGTAATTAATTCAATAATGTTAGATGTTGAAAAACTAAAGAGAAGCAATCAAGAACAACAATTAATCAATTCTAATCTTATTT